GAAGTTTCAGATACAATATATTTTTGCCAGAAAGCAAATCTTCCTGGTGTTCAACTAGGTGCGGCCGAGCAAGCAACTCCGAACCTTGATTTGTACCATTCAGGTACGAAACTATCTTACAATACGTTTGATATTTCTTTTATGGTAAATGAGGACCTCACCGCATGGACACAGATATATAAATGGATGGTTGATCTTTCTTCGGTTGAAAGTAAGTATACAAAAAGAAAAGCAAACAAAAAACAGGCAGTTCTCACGATATTGTCTAACTTGAACAATCCTAAGATGAGAATAAAGTTTGCAAACATATTCCCAATCTCTCTAACCGACTTAGAGTTCGATACCACATTATCAGCAGAAGAACATGTGATAGCATCAACATCTTTCCGTTACGATTTTTTTGAAATTGAAATAATTTAAATAAACATTATATTATGAAATCATTATGACTAAACTTGAAGAAATATTAAAACTCTGGGACGAAGACTCAGTTATAGATTCAACTGAGCCAGGTAAAGAATTGTTAAAGATTCCGACACTTCACAACAAGTACCTGAAGATACTTGTAAATCACCGCCTCGCAATGAAACGCATAAACTTTGATTACTCACGTATGAGAAAGATCAAAGAGGAATACTATAACGGTTCCCTGTCGCAAGAAGAACTGACAGAATATGGTTGGGAGCCATTTCTGTTGAATGTAAAAACAAAACACGGCATCGAAAAATATATCGAATCCGATAAAGAACTGATAAGATTTCTTGAAAAGAGAATGTATCATGATGAAGCGGTTGCAGTGTGTGAATCTATTATGCAAGAATTAAAAAACCGCCATTGGGAACTAAAATCCTATATTGATTGGGAACGTTTTATTTCAGGTAATTAACAACTGCAAAACTTCATTTAACTAAATAATAAAAAATGGAGTTTATATGTATAAATTATACTGGATCAAAAGTGAAAATCAAAAAGATCCTCTAGCAGAAGGTTATATTGGTATAACTTCACAATCAATTCAAAAAAGATTTAATGACCATAAATACAATAACAAAAATAAACATCTTAAAAATAGATGTTTAACAAAAGATGTTGAGATTGTATGTTTATTGGATAATCTAGGAAAAGAAGAAGCGCGGCATCAAGAATTTTTATATAGACCCAAAGAAAATATTGGTTGGAACATCAATAAAGGTGGTGATTTACCACCTTCTAGAAAAAACAAAGTTAGTCCAAAGTCTTTATTAGTTGGTGAAAATAGAACTGAAAAACAAAAAAAAGGTTCTAAAAAAAGAGCCGAAAAAATAAAAGGTAATAATTTTTCAGGACAAAGAAAAAATAAAGTAAACCACAGTAAACCATGTGAAAACTGTGGTATTATTTTTGATCCAAAATATCAAACGAGAAAAAAATATTGTTGTTTGTCGTGCGCCGTTGAAAAAAGAAATAAAAATGAAGAATATTTAAAATTGTTAAGTGATAAAGCCAAGTCTAGGTGGTCTAATGATAATTTTAAAAAAAGTGTGAGTGAATTGATTAAAAAATCTTTAAATGAAAAAAATAGAAACTAAAATAGTCGTATCTAAAAAGAACGAAGCATATGTAAAGATTTCTTGCGAACGTTCAGTAGCACAAGAGTTATCCGAATTCTTTACGTTCTTTGTTCCTGGTCACCAGTTTACACCAGCATTTCGTAATAAAATCTGGGATGGTAAAATTCGATTGTTTGACCTCAGGTATATTGAATCGTTTGCAAAAGAAAGAGATTACATTGTAGAGTATGGAGACCCAAGACCAGATTTGCTAGATGACTACCCCGAATATCATGCAGATAAATTTATTTCAATGATTAAACCTCAATCAAGAGGTAAAGACATTGAAGTTAGAGACTATCAAAAATCTGCATACATTCACGCAATACGTAATCATCGAGCATTACTTCTTTCTCCGACTTCTTCCGGTAAATCACTAATCATCTACATGATAGTTAGACAATTGTTAGAATACCGTTGTTCAAAAGGTCTTATTGTTGTACCCACAACATCTTTGGTCGAACAACTTACTACAGACTTTGCAGATTATTCCACAGCAAACGGGTTTGATGTATCGGAGAATGTACACAGAATCTATCAAGGTAAAGACAAGATTTCTGATGCACCAATAATGATATCGACCTGGCAATCAATCTACACACAACCACCAGAATACTTTGAACAATTCGATTTTGTAATTGGTGATGAAGCACACTTGTTCAAGGCACAATCTCTTGCAAAGATTATGTCTCAGTGTGTTAATGCAAGATATAGAATTGGATTGACTGGTACTTTAGACGGCACTAAAACACACAAGCTGGTACTCGAAGGTCTATTCGGTCAAGTTATGAAAGTAACTACCACAAAAGAACTCATGGATGCAGGGCAAGTTGCAGACTTTTCTATCAAGTGCCTCGTACTCAAGCACGATGATGAAATCTGTAAGTTGATGAAAGATAAAACTTACCAAGAAGAAATGGAATACTTGATTCTAAACGAGAGTCGTAATAAATTCATCAAAAATTTAGCGGTATCTTTGAAAGGTAATTCGTTAATTTTGTACCAATATGTTGACAAACATGGTAAAATACTGTATGATATGATATCGAATACAAGTAATATTGGAAATCGAAAAGTATTTTTTGTCTACGGTAAAACAGACACCGATGTTCGAGAAGATGTTCGAAGAATAACGGAAGAAGAAAATGATGCTATTATTGTGGCATCTTACGGTACTTTTTCTACTGGCGTTAACATTAGGAATCTTCATAACGTTATATTTGCTTCACCGTCTAAATCAAGAGTCCGAAATCTTCAATCTATTGGTCGAGGATTACGACTTGGTGATAATAAGACTGAGGCAACTCTTTACGATATAGCAGATGATCTTAGGTGGAAAATTCATATGAATTTTACACTGAAACATTTCATCGAAAGAACAAAGATATATAACGAAGAAAAGTTTAAATACAAACTTTACAAAATAGGACTAAAAAATGGAAGCAGTACAAATACTAAGACTTAATACAGGTGAGGATGTCATCGCATATTCTCACCACGAACCAGGTGAAGATTACTATGTATTACAACCTATGGCAGTAATGATTAAGTTCGATAACAAAACTGGTACTCAGCACGTTATTATGGATCATTGGTTGCCCACCACAATCATTGAGTTCAATGAAACTGTAATCAAGGAAGATGCGGTATTGGCAACAATGCAACCTAACAAAGACTTCTTGAAGTATTACAATGATGCGGTAGAGAAGCTAAACAAACTCAAAGTAACATCTTCTAACGAAGATGTAAATGAATCTTCTGAGAGGATGTCATCAAATGAAATGACTGAACTCTTAGAGCTATTTGATCCGGTTGGATCCAACCAAATACATTGATTGATACATGCAGAGGGTACATACGGAGTATGCGCCTTTGGCAAGTAAAAGTCAAGCACTATTTTAGGTATACATGATGAATGACGAATTAAACGATACTATTACCATAACCCAAGAGATGGAAGACAGAGTTCAACCTCCAGTCAAGCCAAGACGTAACTACATCAACAACGCAGACTTTTGCAAAGCACTACTAGACTTTCAAGCTGCGGTAGCACTTGCGAAGCAAGAAGGTAAACCAAAACCACAGATACCAAACTACATTGGTGAATGTTTCATAAAGATTGCCGAAGGCCTTTCACACAAGTACAACTTCATCAACTACACCTACCGAGATGAAATGGTTGCCGATGGTATCGAAAACTGTCTGATGTATTTTGAAAACTTTGATGTTACCAAATCTAGTAATCCTTTTGCATACTTTACTCAAATTATTTACTATGCTTTTCTTCGCAGAATACAAAAGGAAAAGAAACAACTCTATGTGAAGTATAAAGCTACCGAAATGTTCGGTATGTTTAACGAATCTGAAATGATGGGTTATGATGACGTACCAGTAAAGCCCTTTGAACTTTATGAGAACATTTCCGAATTTATTGAAACCTTTGAAGAAAACAAGAAGAAGAAAAAGGTTATGAAAAAAGACAAAGGTGTTGAAAAGTTTTTGGAGTAAACCATGTTATCAGCATTCAAACAATTTAGACCAAACACAACGGTAGGTTTCACATGTTCTTGTTTTGACCTGTTTCATGCAGGGCATGTAATGATGTTAAAAGAAGCAAAAGAACAATGTGACTATTTGATTGTTGGTCTACAAACTGATCCAACCATCGACCGACCAGAAAAGAACAAACCGGTACAATCGGTACTTGAAAGGTTCATGCAGGTCGATGGTTGCCGATATGTGGATCAAATTATACCATATTCCACCGAAAAAGATTTGATGGACCTATTGACTTCTTATAAGATTGATGTTAGAATT